TACAAACTCAGATCCCGAAATAGAGAAAAACGGAACTTCAGCTTCACCTGCAACTGCCTTGGCAAGAAGAGTCTTACCTGTTCCAGGAGGACCCACAAGCAGTGCACCCTTTGGCATAGACGCCCCAATTTCTGTATACTTCTGCGGATTATGCAAATAATCAACGATCTCCGTCAGAAGATCTTTTGCCTCATCTTCACCTGCAACATCAGAAAATTTAATTCCTGTAGAAGATTTCACGTATACCTTGGCATTACTTTTGCCAAAAGACATTGCCCCACCAGGACCGCCACCCATAGATGACATTATCTTCTTACTCAGCCAGCGACCAATAAAAATAAAGATCACGATTGGTACTACATAGCTGAGAAGCAGTGTCATCAGTATAGAAGGACTTTCCGGAAGAACTTCATCCATTGTTACCCCTGCATCCAACAGGCGATTAACCAGATCAGAGTCATCCATCTTGACAGTTTTACACAGAACCATATTCCCGGAATTACTGTCTTTCATCTCATAATATATATAATTTTCTTCTACTGTAGCCTTTGTTACATTCCCATCTTCAACATTTTCAATAAACGTAGAATAGTCCGTCTTCTGCACGCTTCGTTCCTGTACGGCCGGAACAACCAGCATATTCAGAAGAACGATGATAACACCTGCAATGATATAATATACATACATAGGTATTTTCTCTGGTTTTTTGTTCCCAAACTTCATTTATCTTTTGTCCTCCAAATCTTCGAAAGTCCCGGTATTTAGTATCTCCGGATTCTTTCAAAATCATTTATGTCATGTACCATATCATTTTTCTTTCCAAGATTCAATGTCCATTCTATGAAATTTTATAAACTTTTCATAAAAAAGCTACAATGTTGATAATCAAAAAAAGCTCTCTGATTATCAGAGAGCCTAAGTTAAATGCCGCTGGCCGGACTCGAACCGATATTCGCAAAAATCCGCAATTCCTTGTAAATACTGAGAAAATGCAAAATCCCTTGTAAAATCAATGTTTTTATTATGTTCTGCAAGGCAACAAAAAGTAATGAAAAACACATAAAATGCACACTGGTTCTCACGAAAGTTCACACGAAACAGATGATACAATTATCCCGGCAGATGGGTACCTGCCGGGATTTCTTCCTATTATATTATAATTAGATTGCAATCAAATCTTTCCAGGTATTTTTACCGGCAATTCCGTCAACACTCAGAACTCCGTTTCTGGATTTCTGATACTGCTTTAATGCATAGATAGTGTTCTCATCTGCTTTTCTGGACAGTGACAGGGCTTTGCCGTTCTGGCCCTTAAATCCTCTTGCGATCAAAATCTCCTGCAGTAACAGGACTGATGTTCCTTCACTTCCAAGTTTTACTAATTTTGGCTCAAACATATAACCGGCTCCTTTCGATGTGGCTGTTGATGGTTTTGTACTAGTTGATGGTTTTGTAGCAGATGATGCAGTTCCATTCATGTACGCTGCAGTCTTCTTTACAAAGCTTGGCCAGAGTCCTTCGTCCTGGATTCGTCTAGGACAATGTTTCCTGGATGCATCGTAATGACGTTTCAGACGGTCCGTTCCCCATCCATACTGCTTCAGAAGGTATGCAGCCAACTGCTCCGCTTTATCTACTGCTTTATAGTAATCGGATTCCGGATTTACGCAGATTTCAATGTTGATAGAGTTACGGTTTGTGATGCCGTACTTACCTTTTCCATCGCCTACGGCCCAGGCACCATCACTATGATCCAGCGTCTGGTAAATCTCTGAAGAATCTACATAATAATGAACTGTACCGGCAAGGTTTCCATTCTTCATGGCAAGAGCATGTGCTCTGGCATTCGCTCCTTTGCTCCAGTTGTCGGTTTCGTGAATCACAACATAGGCAGGTTTGTTCTGACCGATATAGCAGTTCTTTTTGCTGATCATCTTCTTGATGTTTACTTTCACTGTGTTCTCCTTTCCTGATGTGGATGTTCCGGAATTCATAGTCAGAATACTATTCAGAATTGTGATAATCTTCTTTCCATAGTCCTTTCCGGCAGCCCATCCATAATGTTGTGGATTTTCCTGGATGCCGAGATATTCCACATACTCTGCGCATCCTCTGGTTACATAGGTGTATCGTGGATCCACAACAGTCTGTTTCAGCCTGCCTGTAGAGCCGTATGCCTGCAGGTGCTGAACCTGCGCCCGGATACCAAGCTGTGGTGTCTTGAAACTGTTGCCTTTGACTCCATTCTTAATCACACCCATTCCGCAAAAATTATTCTGACTCAAAGTCACTGCACTTCCGGAAAAAGTGAAATTACCTGTTTCCAGACATGACTGAGCAAATGCAATATCGCCTCGCACTCCCTCAACAGCTCCTTCCGAAATGTACAGCGGAATCATCTTAATAACTGAATCGGCTACCTTTGGATTTACTTTTTTGATATAGGCCTGCATCTGTGCTACGGATGCCTGAGCCTGTCCCATGATCTTTAACATTTATTTGTACCTCCAAAAAAGAGGACGATCACTCGCCCTCTGAATCTTTATTGATATCTGCTTTGTCCTCTACCTGTGACTTCACGTGCTCCACGATTGGCAGAAGGAATCCAGGAATCGCTACTCCCATATCTTTGATATTTTCCAAAATACTGATGATTTCATTGCAGATAATCCAGATTGCTACAATGCAGGCCACCAGGAATGTAAATGGTAATGTTATACCTGCAGTCTGTGAAGCATACAAAAGCAGCTGATCTATCACTGCTCCCACCACTACCAAAAGCCACATGCATACCTTTTTCATTATTCCTCTGATGCTTTTATAGGAATTGATATCCTGTGACCGATATGTAGATGCCATCAATCCGGTAGCATAGTCAAGCACATTGCATGCCACCATCAGAAGTACCGGAACTGTAAGTATGCCCAGCATTGAGCTGATCAGTGCGAATAGTCCGGTGAAAAATGCTTTGATATAATTTTCTTTCATATTCTTGTCCTTTCTCGGCATTGCGCCAGCGCAAATTTGTACAAAAAATAAGAGCCTTATGGCTCTGCTCGGATTCTTAACATATGCAATTCTTGATAGAAGGATACTAAACACGAAGATAAACACTTGTCCAAGATATGTAATCTATAATGTCAACACAGATGCATCAGGAAACGTATTTTTAAATACTTCAAAGGACGGTCATCAGATTTTGGGCGCATTCCCATTATACGGAAATATTAGAATCACAGCAGTTGGGTACTACAATGGAGCTTATTATGCATTTTGTAATGATTTCGATGGCGGTTCTTGTGCTAATAGGGCTGTTACCATTGGAGTATTGTATGTTGATTAATTCAATCTCATAAAATCAATATATGAAAGATTGGCATTATTTACAATTTCAATTGTCTTTCCTGAGTACATGGTGACTTTGAGCTTACTTCCACTGATGATAACAGGATAAGAAATGCTTTGATATGAATCAATCATTCTAAACCATGGATTCGCTATCATTTTATCATCTACTTCGATATGTAATGCCACCCCCAGAACATTTGAAGTTGATGCTTCAAGATTTGCAAAAAGGTTGATATTTACTAAATATGTGCCTTTGGGGAATGTATAGTAATGTTTATAATCAGTTGCACTCACATACTGTACTCCAACAATGTTGCTCCATGCAGTCCCACCGATTGCAAGCCCTGAATAATCACCAGAGCTTCCAGGTACATAAAATTTACCTACAGCATAAAAACGAGCAGTTTTTCCTAAATTCGTGTTTAGTATCCTTCTATCTTTTTCCTTTCTATTTATTTTATTGCATGCAAAAAGCTCCGGAGTTCCCCCGGAGTAAAACAATGTTTATTTACCTATGCTGCATATTTACGATATGCATTTTTTACATTACTTTGATTGATAAAACAATAAATCTGGGTAGTCTTGAGATCTGCATGTCCCAGAATAACTGCTACATCTTGTATGCTCATGCCTCGATCTAATAAGTTGGTCGCAAGTGTACGTCGAAAACGATGCGGATGCACATTTTCTACTCCTGCCACGTTCCCAATTCTTTTTAATAAAGTTTCTATTCCACCCTTTGTCAGACGTGGTGTTCCCTTTCCGGCAAATAATGCAACACTACTATCTTTTCTTTTTTCCAGATATCTTTTTAAATATAGTAACGCAATATCTGTAAGATATACGATCCGCTCCTTATTCCCCTTCCCGATCACACAGCATTCTCCCGTTTCCATATTTATGTCTGAGATATCCAATTTGGATATCTCAGATACACGGCATCCGGATGAATATAAAAACTCTACTAACGCAAGATCACGTATATTTTCGCAGGATTTCCGAAGCAATTCCAGTTCAACAGCTGTATAAGGCTTTTTTATCTGTTTGCGACATTTGATTTGATTTAATGCTATGCAGGGATTCTTTTCTATCAGCACCTCCCGTACCTCAATTATAAAGCATGGGTACAGATGTTAAACACGAAGTTAACAGGTAGCTCTTTTACTTATAGTGAGATGGGTGGTGACTATAACAACAAACTTGGCGGCGCATATTGCATATACAATAATGATATAGTATTTGCTCATTTAACTTTAGCAATTCCTGATGGCCTTGCTAATGGTACTCTACTAGCCACATTTCCAAATGGAGTAAATTTAAAGACTTCGTTAGGAATAGGTGTAAATAGTGTTACAGGCACAATTAGCACCATCAATGCTATTAATAACTATATATATTCAGCAGGAAGTATGCGTGCAGGAAATTACATTCTTGATATGCCATTCAAACGTGCTTAAAAAGTGTTATGCTCGTTTCAATACAAGATCAATAAAGTAATTTCCTTGTGGAAATGTCGGATTCGCATACACAATATTGTTTTCTATTGCTATTGAAGCTATATTACCTGTGGTACTGACAACTCCAATATTAGGTACTGCTTGCACTTTTATATCGGATGGTAATATTGCAAGCGTATCCTTTGCAGCTAATGTAACTGTCGAGACACCAATATGTATATACACAAACTGTGAATTATAGACACAGAAAGCTGTACCGAGTGCGTGCGCAACAGAAATATTAGTTGTCAAATTCGTGTTTAGTGTATTGATTCCCAATTTATCTTTCAAATAAGTGAACAGTTGTGAAAACGTTATTTTCTTTAATACATTTCCTTCACCGACAATCATGGTATCGGTCTCTGCCGGTGTTGCCTTTGCGGTTAGTGCCGACATTAATATTGTTTTTAATGATTCTGCCATATAATCACCTCTATTCTTTCACTCTCAGCATCGAACCATCAGAAGTGGCAAGTGCTGAGCCATCACTTGTGCCTAATACATACTGGACGTTCCGAACATCAACAGCAATCGCATATTTCGCCCCTGTCTGAACTGATGTAGGGCTTATGCTTGCACCGGCTATATAAATGTTTGCATCTGCCATGCATATCACCCTTTCACTTTGATTTTATAATTATCTACCCACGTTTCATCTGCAATTTTATATATGAATCTCAGACAATAGATTCCTGTTTTTTGTGGCTCAATTAACGCATCTAGCGTATGCTCGTTGATATTGCAGTTTCCTTGATCTTCTACAGTCTCTGTTTCAGCATCTGTATCAACGAAAATCAATTCGTAATCCGCTGAAATGATGGAAAAAGGGATGTCTACACCGCATACCGGCTCTACTTTACTTTTAAATCGGATTTTTTCTCCTAAATCCATTATTGTATTGCTATCTACGTATCTAATTGCCATGTCCTCTCTCCTTTCAGCATGTTTTATGTCCGCTGAAACATTGCTTTACAAGCTCTGCCGTCAGCTGGCTCAGATTCAACAATGAGCTGTACTCGATGTTCTCTGATTCTGCCGTATATCCTCTCGGAACGAGCTTTCCAGCAATCTCGTGCCCTGATATCAGAAACAGTACAGTGGCGGTATAAGCTGTCAAGCCACCACTACTTTCTGCATAGATTTCTATGACATACTGTCCATCTCTATTGGCAGGGACTATTGCGTCCCAGATTTCGAGATCCGATCCCTCTCGTCTCTGGAACTCAATAGCGAACTCATTACACGAGCCGTAAACCCTCGTAATCATCATTCATCAGTTACTGTGACAGAGATCACATAAGTTTTGCCTGCATCGACCGGATTAGGTGTTACGCTTGCGGCTGTAATCTTTGGTGGGTTCGGATCATACTTGACAGTTCTAGTAATGGTTGTTGTCTTACCGGCACTGTCTTTTGCAACGATAGTAATTGTATTTGAGCCTGCGGGCAATGTGACCGTAGTGCTGAATGCTCCGTTGCTACCAACCGTTACAGATGCACCGTTGATCATTACTGTAACAGGAGATGACGTTGCATCATTGGTTGTACCTGCTACAGTAATTGTGCTCTTGTTGGTAACGTATCCATCAGACGGAGAGGCTACGCTCAACGTCGGCGGTACGGTATCGATCTTGAACGTTACAGATTTCTGCGTAGCTGCGTTGCCATCGTAATCGGATGCATCAAACCTAATGGTATGAGAACCATCGGTAAGAGCTGTTGCCGGTGTGTACGAACAATTGTAACCACCGGTTACGGCGGTCTTTGTAATGCCGTCAGTAATCTTGCTTCCGGAATCGATTGTGATACCGATAGTAGACGGATTAACACCAGAATCATCATCTGTAACAGTCCATGTGATAGTTGGCTTGTTGTTGACAAGTGTTGCAGATGCTGTTGGATTTGTGACTGTAATTACCGGAGCGACCTTTTCTTTAACGGTTAATCGCAGGGAACTACCGATTGCGGAATCTGTTGCATCTTTGGTGGTCACGTTTCCAGCATCGTCCGTTGCCTTGATTGTTATTCCGTAATAATGTCCGCTCTGGCTGTAACTGGACTTATTTGGAGCTGTTACTGTAGCTTCATATTTGCCCGTATTACTGTTAAAAGTAAGGGTGTAAGTCTGTCCATTTACAATGGCTTGTACTTGCTTTACTGACATTTATGTACCTCCATTTCATAATTCATTCTATATTTAACTTTTCGCAAAGTTTATTAATAAGTTTCTCTTGTTGGTCAATTTTCTTTTTCTGTGCTTTTAGCATCGCAAACATTGCTGGAATCATGATACGCTCATTCCAGTCCTCAACAAGTCCGTTTTGATGCCGAGCAGCTTCTGGAAAGAATGCTTCTACATTCTCGGCAATAAACATTGGGATATATCTTCCTTCATTCTCGTCCCCTTTAACTAGATACCCCTCTTTATATTTCGCCCACGTTGGTTCGATATTGTACCATTTTTCAATTTCTTGTTCTGAAATATCGTTTCCAATATCTTTATAGCGTTTCGAGGATGAAGATTTCAACATCAGCTGTTTGTATCCTGTACGTCCATCCCAACAAATAGTATTTGATGATGTCGTATACTCCATGTCTTCTATCTTTGGCGATTTTGCGAAAGATGCAGGATTAGTAACAGTTAAATTTTCAAATGTACCAGTGTCAGCCGATACCTCTGTGGCATATACGGTTAGACTGTTATCGTCCCAACTGATTCCCCAATTTTCGCTATTTTCGATTTCAATATCTACTTCATCGCCAAAGAACTTCTTGATATCAACAGGGAATATTCCATCGCTTGAAAACTGTACACCTGTATATTTCATGTACTCTGAATTTTCTTCGTAGCTTGTAAATACAGTATATCCAGAGCGATCAATTAATCCTTTAACAGCATTGCTGGCATCTTTAATTTTCAGATAACCGTTCCCATTCTTTTGTTGCCCAAGGTAACTGTTCCACCAAGAAGAGCATCAAGGCTGACGTAGAGACGCCCATTGCTATAATATAATCCCTTCCAAGCCCCGTCATTAGTCAGAATGCTAACTATTTGCTCCTGCGTCAAATTGTCTATATCAATAACGACCGCCACGCTCTGCATATCCATCAATGTCGTAGTACCACCGGATGCATATAATTTACATCTAACATTCGTCACATCTCTAGGAATACCAATGGTTGAGCCATTGGAGCTTGCTACTGCTTGACCTGAACTATTTGTTAAAATAGAATACAGGTAGTGTGTTACTGTATCCTCATCGGTTGAACTAATATAAATGGTTTTCCAAGCACTTCCATCAACAGTTTCTTCAACGATAAATCTGCCTTTATAAGGTACTCTAGCAGCTGAATCACCATCACGATAATACGCTTTAAAGGTTATAAAGTTTGGACTAATCACTTTATCTGAACCACGTTTCAGCACGTTACAAGACGGCTCAATGATGTAGGTTCTTCCCGGTTTTCCATCAGCTCCCGTCTCGCCCTTAATCTTACTCCATGTATATTTTGTCGGGTCAGTGGAATCTGTCTTGGTGGTATCCGTATACTGGCCAATATACAGTTTATTAGTTCCATCAGAAACCGAAAAGCCTGTCTTTCCATCAGCACTGTTCGCGTAGGCAATATGTAGATAATACGTCTTTCCGTCTGTGCCGTTCGTTCCAGCAATACCATCTTTACCATCAGACCCCTCGAATTTTGACCACGTATATTTCTTCGGGTCTGTGCTGTCATTCGGTTCATAGTCTACATAAGTACCTATATACGTGGACGGAGTTTCAGTCATCTGACTAGATGATGTCGGATTTTCCACGGAACTATATTTGATGTGGAAATATGATGTCTTGCCGTCTACTCCATTTGTTCCATCTTTGCCATCTTTTCCAGGAACTCCTTGTTCGCCTTTTTCGCCTTGCAAACCATCCAGCCCATTGACTCCGTTCTTTCCAGCTTTAAGCTTGGCAATCGTGAATCTTCTTGTGATGGACAAGGTTTGCAGGTAAGTGGCTTTAATATCCACCCATCCGTTATCAGCTATCAGTCCTGTGACTGTATAGGTGTGCGTATTGACATCCCAAGAGCCGGTCACGCTGTCGGATTTCGTAATCGTGTAACTGCAATCATTGGTTACATCCTGTGAGCCATACATAACTGACGCTGTGGTTGCCACTGTTGGAAATGTTGGAATATTGCCATCTGCATCGGATGTAATGCCCTGATACTCATTTGAAAGTGTTAGGGTCATGTTCTTGGCAGATGCAATATTCTCATCCATAGATGCTAGCTTTTTAGATAGTGGCATTCCTCCGATAGTCAGTGTATCAAGATCCATATATACAGACTTTTTGTCCATGTCAACTTCGAATATAGTTTTTCCGTCAGAATCTTTTACTGTCAATGCCCCGGCATTAATCCATTTTGCATTGACACCAATTACGTTTAGTATTGCAGCGATCATAGTGCCATCAACCAGCCAGCCAGAATTCCAGGTCTTTCCGCCATCTGTTGACATTCCCCAGCCTGCTGCACTAAATTTCACTACGATCGTAGCTTCGGACAATTCGGGTTTATCGCAAAAATAAAGAATGGTACTTCCATCTTCCATTGTTTCATGGATTGGAAAAAGACCATTCTTTGTTTTCATCGCTTCCTGCAGATTGTCAAATGCAGTATCCCACTCTGTTTTCTGTCTTTTGAGATTTGCTCGCAGTTCCTTGTAAACTTTAGTAGCCTGACTATATCTCGTACTTGAGAGGCGCGTAGGTGCTTCAGCACCAGATATCAGATTCTGTGATGTATGAGCCGTATACTCCACATTCGTGAAGATTGTTTTGTGGTACCGTTTTTTTGCATCGATCACAAGGCCAAGGTCACCCGCTTCCCGTGCGGGATCTGCAGGTGTGCTGATTGACATTGGACGAAACTGTATTTCATTTAAACGTTCACCCAGATATGCAGCCACAGTTGCTCCACTTCCATCTTGGATCAGCTTGTTTCCGGAGATTTCCAAAACATATCCATCTGAACCGTATTGATGAGTTGTTTCCTCTGCACTATCTCCATCTTCCTCGCCCACGCGAATCCCAGTAATCACTACATCGTCTGTCTGTATCGTTGAGCCTGTTAAAAGATCGCTGATTTTTAAAATCTCATCAGTATCGTTGGCATCTATTATATTTAAATTACCATTTTTTAATGGTATTTCTATAACTGTACTAATTTCCTGACCTTTTGAATCTAATATCGCATTTCCAGCAATATCAGTCCAGATCGTATCTTCCTTTCGAGCCCAGGTCGCTTCCAGGAGATCTGTGTTGTACCACCGTGCGGACAATTTTCCAAATCGATCAATCCTGAAGAACTTACATGCAATCTGGCCTACCCACTGCAATACCTGCCGGAAAGTCAACGCAGAGTCATCTGGTCGGTTCTGTACAATAAAATTATCATTGTCAAAAGTTGCTGTATCTGATGCCAGGGTAACTCCGCAGCAACTGCAGGCATCCCTTACTATGGTTCCAAGGGTAGCCGGATATACAAGTTTGCTGAGGGAATACGGCTGATCAAACTTGGTCATATCATCAAAAGCCTTTACAGATATCGAATTGCCAGACTCTTCCCCTGGTTCCGCTGTGAATTTACCTTTATCCAGCCACTCAACAGACCCATTCAATAATTCCAACCCTACTTGTGCAGTTATTACGGCACCGTTGAAGTCATGCTCATCAAATCTTCCATCAATATTGTTTATCTTCAGTGTTAACTGCTGTGCTATCGCCGCGCCAAGGTCGAAGCTGCTTGTGTTTGAAGTTCCATCAGATATCTGAAATGTATAGATATCCAGATCTTCCACAGTGTCGTTGCTTCCGTCTGGGAAATCAATGATCGCTTTGTGGTGAAATATTCCTTTTTCTTTTAAAGCTTCTTTGTAAGCTGCAGTTGTCTTTATCATCCTGTCACCTCTGAATAATATCTACAGATACAGATCTGTACCAATACAAGCCGTCTCCAATATCTCCTAAATGTTCTTTGCTCAGCGTACCTCGGTAGCTTTGTATCGTGATATCAATTCCATCATCACGAAATGAGAACGGAAAGAATCCTGGAACCAACGTATTTTTAATCGTTTTCACCTGTGCTTCTGTCAGAAATTCCCATTTTATACTTAAATTTTTCTTCTGTACAACTACTGCTCCAACCATTAATCCTGCCAATGTACGACCGGTATCAGATGTCCATATGATCTCATCATTTACGCTCAATGATGTTGGTGCCGGAAGCGTAGTGCTCCCGGACCATAATATTTTCTTTGCCATATCATTTTGCCTCCACTGAGTTGTATCTGATGTCCATGGCTGCTTTTGCTTCCTGTGTTGCTTTTGCAATCTGTGTGGAATCCAAGTAGAATCCCATATTTGCCAGTGCTGCAACAATTCTCATTACAGCACGATTTATAATTGCTTCCAGTTCCGCTTTACTTACGCCAGTTCCGCCTGCTGCCAATGCTGCTTCAATTGCCATCTTCTTCAGTTTATCTTCCGGAGCTACAACTTCACCCTGATGCAGGTTGTCACCGATCATGGCCAGCTGTGGTGTATTTGGCTTCACATAACCGCCGCTTGCCAGATGTGGAATAGTCGGTACTCTTGGAAGGGACATTCCATAATGGCCATAATGTCTCGTTCCGGTAATAGGGTTCGTAAAATCATAGCTGAAAGAAAATGCACTTTCTATCGCAGACAGTCCGGAATTGAGTTTGTTCATCAAATTATTAATGATGTCAATCACAGCATTCAGTGGAGTCTTCGCCAAAGTCACAAGGGAATCGAAAATTCCCTTAAAGATATCTTTGATTCCGGACCACGCCTGTTTCCAGTTTCCATGAAATGTACCTTTTATGAAAGTTATAATTCCATTAAAGACCGTCTTGATATCTCCCCAAATACGCTTCACGGATTCCAAAAATGTGTTCAGAACTTTCCCCAATGTGCCAAAGCTCTGTGACCAGTCTGTCTGGAAAATTCCCTTCACGTAATCAATGAATGGCTGGAAGATGTATTTCTTCGCAAAGTCAAAGATTGATGTTGCAATTGTCTTGAATCCCTGTAAGATTTCTTCAATTCCCTGCCAGCATTTCGAGAAATCGTTTGTAAATACACCGGTACAGAAATCAATGAAACCACTCAGAATATCTGTAATCCCCTTAATCACATCACCTGCAACTGCCAGAAGATCTAAAATAAGCTCTCCAAGGCCTCCAATGATCGGTCCAAGAACCGGCATTACATTGTTAATTATCCATTCGATACATGGAACCAGTGCTGTTTCCCATAATGCTTTTAGATTCTCAAATACTTTACCAAGTAATTCAAGAATTCCATCCAGTGCCGGCCGAATATGTTCTGCCCATACAGTACTGAATTTATCCGCCAGATAATCCAGGATTGGAGAAATGTATGTATTGTAAGCATCAAGAAATGTTCCAATGATATCCGAGATACCTTGTGTAATGGAGTCTACAAAAGGCTTGAAATACTAGTCATAAACCGAATTGAGCCTGTCAAACGTATTTGTGACGCTCTGTGAAAGAGTATCAAATACAATTCTCCACCGCCCAAGCATGTTTTCCAGAGTTCCGGAGATCTTGTCTGTATTCTGGATGACCGGAACAGTAAAAAGTGATACAAAGTCTCTTTTGAATTTAACTGCCAAATCTGCAGCTCCAAGAAATCCATCTGCAAATACCTGAATGATATCTGCAGTGATCGCCTTGGCATCGTCGCTAGAAAATATATCGAAGATATCCGTCAGAGCAACACTAAAATCTCCTGAAAGTTTCGCGATTTCACCGGTTGCATCGAACAGTGAAACAATACGCTTTTTGATATAACCTTTGCTTTTCGCAAGGTATTTATCAACACCGCCAACAAGATTATCTGCCAGCGTAAGCCCGATTCTAGCTGTAGAACCGGTAATCTTGCCAAAAGCAAGAGCAATATTATTTGCACATCGATTCGCCGCATTTACAACTGCAGTATCTGTGAAGATCTCTTTCAGATTCTTACCAATATTCCTTACGGATTTATTGATGGAATCTATCTTTTTCTGAGAATCGCCAAATCCAATTTCAAAACCCTTCTTGAACAGTTTTGCAAGTTCCTGGCAACGTTTCTGCAGAGCAGATAACTTTTCATCTGTCTTATCGATGACTGTATCGCCATCAGCAAGCTTTCCATAATCAACTCCATTCCCTGCCGTTCCTGTACTGCCTGTCGATGGTGAAGTTCCTGAAGATGATGTACTGGACTGCGAATCAAGTTTGTTGATCTGGTCGAATCCCATAAGGGATTTTATTTTCTTTGCTGCATTCTGTGCTGCCTTGCCAGCTTTATTGGTATTGTTAGTCAGATTAGAAGCTGCATCAGAAGCACCGTTAAGGCTGTCACCTGCATCTGCTGCAGAAGCAGCTATCTCTGATACACCATTACTGCCGCCATTGCTAGCTTTATTCCCTGTAATCAGTTCCGTAAATGCTTTAAATGCATTCGCCAGCGTAGCAAGTTTACCGATTGCAATGTTGATCACCTTGATTACCGGGGTAAACAGATTGATCAGTCCCTGTCCAATCGTAGCCATGAGTGATTGCGTCTGCAGGCTCAGAATCCTGCACTGGTTGGCCCACGAATCAGACGTACGGGCAAAATCGCCCTGTGCTGCAGACAGCTGGTCCTGAACGAACTGATATCGTAGAGCTACTTTTTCCGCTTCAGTCATTGCCGAGGTTGTTTTACCAAAGCCATTTGCCATGGCATAGGAATCAAGAGCCGTTTGTGTCATTACGACACCGAGATCTTTCAGCGATTCCGTCTCACCAGTAAAGACCGATTTCAGCTTTGTATAAGCCTCATCCTGCGATAAATTGTAAAAAGATGCTACATCACCAGCCAGACCAGTCAATGTTGTTCCCATGTCATAGGCTTGTTTTTCGGAAAATCCGAAAGCTTTCGCCATGGCACCGAATGCACCGGTGTACTGTTTCGCCATGGTCTCTGACAGACCAAAGCTTTGTGCAGCGCTCTTTGCAAATTTATCGACCTCTGAGGTCATGTGCGGGAAAGTAACATCTACAACGTTCTGAACCTCTGCAAGATCAGATCCAAGCTCTAGGCACTGTTTTCCAAAATCAACCAGCTTTTTTATGCCGAAAGCAGCCGTAAGTGCGGCACCTGTTTTTTTTGCCAGACCGGTTATTCCGGCCATCTGACTCTCGAATTGATTTTTATTTACAACCAGATCAAGTCCGATCTGTCCAATACTTGTAGCTGACATATATACCACCTGCCTCTGTCGCGAGGACATCGGCACAGTGGCACTACTTGTCCTGGTTTATCTTTATTTCAAATTCTTTCTTGCAGTGCCTTGCCTGACACTTAAAAAAGACACCCCGGCATCTTGCATCCGGGGTGTACCGTACTTTCTGCTCATGTCCGCAAAAAGGGCATTTTACTTTTAATCTTTCAATTTTTAATCACCTCCAAGGCCTGCCATACGCATAAATGCCATTTTCATCGCATCAAGCTGCGCATCCATCTGTTCTTTTGTTGTATGATTCTTTATAAATTCTGCATGTTTCGATTTCCATTCGTTGCGGATCCGATGTTGTTCCGGTGTGAAATTCTCCAGATACTCTTTCCGGTCTTCTGCGCGAACGGAAACAATCCTTCCAAGAGCTGTATCCGGGGCAATACCAACAAGAAGATCTCTGAACTCTTCCCATTTCATTCCTTCCGGAAGCTCTCTGGATAAACGAATCCCGTACTGTGATTGAAAAGATGATATGATTAGATCAAAATCATCTATCAGATCATAGTACGGGTCACTGCTCTCCCTTGTCTTCTCCCATGACCAATTCCATAGCAGACTGAATAATAGTCATCAAAGAATTTGCTGAAAGTTTCTTTCCATCTTTCTCCATCTTGCAGATCTTCTCTACATCTTCTGGGGAAAAGATAAGCTCCAATGCTTCTCCAACCGCCTGCAGTTCAGAATTCTCTGCGAATACTCCCATCAGCCGGAGCATTGTCTCCGCATCTGATTTTACTTCTACTTCCAGATCTCCGATCACAATGGTCGGATTGGATTCAAAATTCAGTTTGTCTGTAATGTTGATTTTTTTTCGCCATTTTTCTATCTCTCCTTTTTTCCACGCAAAAAAATCCCAGGATTACACTGCTGGTACTAAAGTTGGCTTGCCATTGCTGATCACGTCAAATTCCAGTGCGCCTACATTTGTAGCATCGCCGCCACCGCAGTTCTTTACATCAAACACAGCGTTCGCCCATGATACGCTCGTACCATCCGGGAAAATCCATTCAAAATACCCTTCTGCGTCATGTCCATTCTTGAACTGTTTACCTGCTACAAAGTCGTTTCCGGTATCTCCGATGTTTCTCTTGCCGTTAAGCGTAATAGTAAGGGCTTTGGCTGTCATTAATGCTCTCTGCCATCCTTCTGTATCCATTGGAGTCCAAGTTTCTACCCCATTGGAAAAAGACGGTGAGAAGGTCTCCAGATCTGCTACAGTTGTAGCGGATTCTTTATCAGCGCCAAGCTTAAACTGATTGGCTGATACAGGAAATACGTTAGTTGTTTTTCCTGCAAACTTCTGAAGATTCATTTTCATTCCTTTTTACCTTCTTTCTTCTTCTCAAAAATAAAAGCTCCTTCTATGACCATTTCATAAATACCGGCATCATCCGTGCCGACATCCTGAATTGGATAAAGGGGCTGAAAAAACTTAATCGTTTCATTGTTGATTGTTGCATCTCTCATGGCTCTCAGTTTCTCAAACAGCTCTGTAGCCGCTTCTTCTGTATCTCTTGGAGATTTATTCCAATGCACCAATATAGTCACGTATTTCTCGCCGTAGCCTTCCAGAGATGGTCCTCCGAGAGTTGCGTGATACGGATACTGGTGCTTGCTATTGTATGCTCCAACAGACTTATCTTCCTTGTCTGGAAGTTTTCCCATATACACGTGTTCCGCAATGCCAAGAGAATCGATATAATCTCTTACGTCTGCTAACATCATACGCCCGTCAACCTCCTATAGATTTCTTTGAATGCCTTAGCCGCGAAATCAGCTTCTTTACCACCCGGAAGCCAGTCTGTATACCATTTGCCACGGGCATTCGGGTTCTCTCCAGTCTGAAAATGATATTCCGGATGGAAATACAGACGGCGGGCATATGGAGTACTGGATATAATTGATACCTTTCCATGACTGCTTTCTGATCTGTCCAGGAACGTGCTTTCATTCTGGAGATTACCTGTATCTCGTGGAAATACCTGTGCTTGCACAACTTCCGTATGAAGTGCTTCTGCGGTCTGCTCTAAAGCAGTTATCTGTGCATCGGTCAGCTGTCGGATTTTCGGCAGATTCAGTTTTATCACGGAATTCACGTTGATCAGATTGCTCATACCAGCATCACCTCAGTATAATTTACAGATCCATCCGGATTCCTTGCTTTTGTCCCCTGCTCGATTCGTCTTTTCACTCCAAATATCGTAGCGGATCCACCAGAGATAACCGGCAGATCTGGACAGATGTCACCCGGAAACAGCGCCGTGCCGGTAATCTGTATCAATTTCTTCTCTGCTGTCAGAACTGTTCTTGCTTTATCCTGGTAATTACACTTTCCGGAATACTCTATGGCCTTAAGTGGTTCTCCGTACTCGTTCAAACCTTCTCTCTCAAAGCTACAGGTGATATCTGTCTTGCAGAGCCTTTTAGGGACTAAACATGGATATCTCATGTGATCACCTCGCTAACATACAGCATAATCCAGTTTGCTGTAACAGTGCATACACATCACGCTTCATCGCCACGCCTTTATCCGTGAACACATTCCAACTGCTGCCGAACTGTGCAGATACACCGTTGATACTGTACGAAGACAGCACACTGTTGATCTCATCCGCATTCTCATATTCGAAATCAGCCTGCATGCATACGACTTCCCGGATAACTTCCTGTTGGAATTCTGTAAGGGAAGAAAATCCCTGACCCACAATGCGGTTGTGGGTCAGGGAATCAATATGCCTGGATGCCTGTTTCAGTGCTTTTTGCAGATTATCTCCGGGGATGGTGTCACCCTCATGCTGATCCAAGTAATAATCTTCGGTTACGTACGATTTATAAGCCATGCAAAATCACTTCCTTGTGCGCTTCGTCTTCGGTACTTCAGCCTGTTCCTCATCTGCTGTTTCCATCTGATCTTCTACGCATGACGTGTCTACTGTTGCTGTTTCTACTTCTTCAACTTCATATCCATGGTCTTTAAACCACTCGATCAGGTGCGGATATTCCGTCTCTCCAACACCATTACAAAACGGAACAGATGCGGACATACCTGTATAAGTCTTGACCGGACTGAAAATTTTCATATCACTCGCTCCTTATTTTACTTTGATATTTCTAAATACACCGGCCGCCTTTGATGCTTTGAGTGCAATGGCTGCATTCATTTCGACTTCACCTTTTTTCACTGCTCCTGCAGTAGAGAAATCAGGGAGCCATGTCTGTACCGGTGCCACTCCTGCAAAAGAAACAGCATGGAGTCCGTCCATTGCAAGACGTGCCACATAAAGAGACGTGGTTCCATCATCCCCTTTAATCGGTACCACTTCATCATTAGTTCCCGGTTTGGTTTTCAGGTCAACAAACGGGATGCCTCCATAGCTCTCTACCTGATTGCCCCAGTTGTCTTTTGTAACCTGATACATACTTGCCCGTCTTGCACAAGCTCTGAGTTTGGAAATCAGCTTATTATTACCAGCAATAAATGTCGGTGTTCCATCAAGGCCGCCCAGAAATTCATCTAGCATATCAAGGAAATACTGATAGTTCTTTGTTACCAGCTCTGAGGTAGACAGATCAATGCTTCCTTCAGTGTTGTACTCTGTTGAGCTTCCGGTAAGTGCTTTATCCAGACCGTCAAATGCTTTCGTATCCTTTGCAGTATCTCCATTGATGAATGTATCATTAAACAGCGCCTGTGCGGCCTTAATCTTCTGCGCCTGCTGCAATTCAACTTCATTTACAATACCGCCCATGTTTGCAATCACACGGTCAATCTCATAAGCCCCACCAAAGACTTTAATTTCTACTGTATATGGTTCCTTTGTTACTTCTGAAGACGTGTATTCTGTATTAATCGCACGAAATTCAGCTTTTGGCTGCGTTTTCAGACGCACATAGCTGTAAGACGGTGTTGCACCGCCTCCTGTCGGAGATACTGCATCATCAAACGGGATATGTTCCAGAATAAAATTTGATTTCTGGAATTCATCAATAACTCCCATCTGAAGGTCATCCTGCACGTTTTTCTTTGCTTCTTCAAGTGTAATTGCCATAATTATTTACCATTCCCTTCTGCTCCCATATTTAATCTGGCAGCGATTGCTTCTTTCATACTTAAAGGTCCTTCTTTTCCAGAGCCTTCGTCTTTGTGATTTCCCAGTGGGAAGAATCCTCTTCTCTCAGTCTGTTTCTGTTCCTGCTTAAAGAGGAACGGTTTGCTCTCTTTCAATGCTTTTACCTGTTCATCCAGACCGGTAACTTTTCCATCCTCTCCAAGGATCAGCTTCTTACGGTCAACCAGTCCCGCTACCAGATCGCTATCCTGTGTAGATGAGGCAATTGCCATTTTGATTGCATTGGTCAGTTTCAAATTCTTCAGTTCTTCCTGATGTTCTGTTTCTTTCTGCTGATTCTGTGTCTGGAGATCCGCAATCTGCTGTTTCAGGGCTTCATTATCCCCTGCGGATGCTTTTAACGTCTCCAACTGGGCCTTATAGTCATTTGCCGATGTTTCCAACTGTTTGCGTTCCTGTTCTGTCGTATCATAAGTTTCTTTTGATACGTAGCCTTCCAGCTCTTTCGCAGAAGCATCTGCTGCTTTCTTTGCCAGGCCCTTCTCAATTCCAAGGGCTTCAAACTGTTCCTGTGTCATGCTGCTACTCCTTTCTGGTAGTTTTTCGTCATTCCGGACATAAAAATAAGACGCTTAACCCTGCGCCTCAATGGGGGATTTGGGATCACCGCCTTTCGAATCGATAACCTCTGCGATCTTCATTCTTACCAGGTACTCTGCCCTGTCCTTGGATACTGTTAATGTATCACCGACAGACCTGAGCTTCAGATCATTTTCCTTGTCATAGAAATCATGAATCACTCTGATCTTCACTATTTTCACCTCCCCTCGTTGCGCTGGTGCAAATTAGAAAAGTATTGCATCTTTACGAATATTGCTGTAAAATAAACATAAGATATCTAAAATAAGAGTCATTCCTAGTACCCATAATCCGGAAGGATTGTACAAGTGAATGGCTCTTATTTTTTATTTCTTTTATACACTCCAATAATTCCATCATCTTTGTATAATGCAATCTGATCTATAAAAGTTAAATGTGTTGACCTAAACAAATCTTTTATTTGTTGTTGTATTTCATCTTTCGGTAATGGGCAATCTGTAATGTCGAAAATAAAGCATCCCGCCTGTCGTTTTTTCTTTTTGACTGCATTGTAAAAAACGTTTTTACCAGCAGTGCTTATTGTTTTCAGATCCCAGCTCATATCGTCAATCTTAAAATCTGGTGTGGATATTCCTTGCGGATATACAATTCTTGGAACCATCTGAATTTTCTTTCCATATTTTTCGGCAATATTTTCAGCTACTTTCTTTTCATGTGCTGAATAATCCAGCAGTATATTCTTGCCATCTACTTTGTATTTTTCTTTTCCGACTATATATTCTTGCAAATCCGTTACCTTGCCAACACATTTATCTTTTTCGCACCATACAGAAGTAATATTTTCTGGAATTCCTAAAAATTGTTCTCGTCGTCTTTCATCCAGATATTCCGCGGTATCCATATTACCAGTACGCATCCGAACATGTTTCCATTCTTTACGCTTCTGTTCATACTTCTGCTTATTCTCCGGATCCAGCGAGAAATCCGCAAGTCTTCCAAATCTTTTTTCCTGACGCTCGGCATATTGCTGTTTGGCTTCCTGCTGTGCCTGGTCTTCCAGATTTGAGATTTCCTGCTTGTTATATTTCGGATCTACTTTCGTGATGCCCGGGAAATATGTAGTATGAGAATCTTTGCATCGGGGATGATAAAGCCCTGCTGCCACAGCTGAGGACATCAATGGATATTTCCCGTCTTTACTGCTGCCACCACTCCACACATCGTCAATCAGAATTTTTCCCACAAACGGAAGACACTTCGGGCACGGGGAGCCTCGCTTATTCATTATCACAAGATGCAGTCCCCACTGCTGCCGCATCTCGCCTTCCCCTTGCAGGTAAGCTCTTTTGCTTGCTGTCCGGATTGCCATATCTGCATAATCAGATATCGTGTGCCGTGCTCCATTCGCGTATTCAATGCAGTTCAGTCCCGCTGAAAGAAAATCCTTTGTTGCCATGTCCACGGCTTTCTCATACGTTCCTGCGCCGGTATTTGCATATACCTGAGCATTGTATATGATCTTGCGATACTGGTCATTTGCCATACGCAGGACTGCCGCTTCTGCTTTCTGCATATCCGCTGTGGTTGCCTGAATCAGTGCATCCAGCTTACGGTCATTGACTTTGAAGAATTCAGCAGTGCCGCCTTTGGTAACTCTTTTTGCTGGAAATCCATTCTTGATTTCTTCCAGAATCCTTTTTTCCTGATTCATTCCACCTTCAGATCTTGCAAGGCTGATCAGTACTTCAACTTTTTTATTGATATCTTTGAACCGCTTTCCATATTTCTTCTGGTTGTCATGCTTGTACTTTTCCAGAGATTTCAGCATTTCTGTTTGCCATATGGACCAACTTTTTTTCTCGTCTGTCTCTTCCTGCTTGTGATTCTCAAAATTTCGGATCATGGATGTGATCAATTCATTTTCAATAGCTTCAAAAGCAGCACCAATATCATACTCATCATTAATCTTTGCCATTCGACCACACCTTAAAGCCCTGTGACTTAAACTGTCGTGTCAGTTCCTTGAGTTTGGTTTTGCTTTCGCAGACATCTCTCCGGAGCTCTGCATAATCAGATTTCTCTACTGCGTAAACTCCAAACGGTACCTGCTCTTTCGCTACCTCAAGAAGCCCCTGGAACTCCTTCCGGCTCATCCGGTACATTCTTGGTCCTACTTTTACCCGCATCACCTTCACCACCTTCCAGACCTACGTGAAAATTACCGGCATCCAGATTAACTGCCGGCTCTTGCATATCCTGTATACCTTGTTCGATCTTCAACTTTTCGACTTCTGCCTCTTTTTCCTCATCTGTCCAGGTATCTCCATACAGCTGATCTACAGATGTTTCAAGGCTCATGATGCCGTATTGTTTCGCCTTCCCCACTGTGTCCACTGTAGTTCCGAAATCTGGAGAAGCATATTCTCCAAACTTTACTGTTGGTTCATATTTTCCCGGAAGTTTTCCGTACATCAGATCATAAGTTTGCATGATAACTGTGAATAATTCAGGAAGCGCTTCGTTCAAAGCATCAACAATCTTATTTCGGACATGAAGCGTAACTTTTTCTTTTTCTCTCTGTGAGTCCGCATTATCAGTCTTTTTCAGATCAATGCCGAGAGTCGATGGTGACATAATCCCCTGTAACACCATATCGAGGAAATTACTGTAACTGTTTACATAGGCTTCATAGGAAATCTGTGGCTGCGATATCTCAACCTGCTGATTTGCTTTTTCGCTCATATTGTCGCCTAAAGCAATAAAATCATTATCAAACGGGTTTGCCGGCATCAGTTTGCCCGTGTCCGGATTACGTGGAATAAGATTGTCCGGGATATACCGTTTGATTCTTCCCATACGGATTGCATCCATCCACTGGCTGATTACTTCATCCAGTCCGTCCAGAACGTCTGTTTTTCCTTCAAATAGTGCTTTTCCGCGATTCTTATATTTCGTGGATTCCAATATTTTCAGGGGAACAGCCAGCATGATATCGCCTTCGATACCCAAATCATATAGATGTGCCGTTTCCGGAAGCAAAGTCAACGGGACTTCTTTTCCGTAATCATCATACAATTTGTACTTGATATATCCTGCTCCGTAAGTCTCTTCCAGTCTGAGATCCTTTGCTCCATTTTTGTATGTAGTGTAAAATTTGATCTCCTTCAGTTTAGAATGCAAATAGATATATTCCACATCTTCCGCATCATAAAATTCCACGATTGGATATTCACTGCAGGCATCTGCGGTAATCTTAAATGCTCCATCTCCTGACGCTAGTACTCCAGTTATTGCCGCCCCAATCACTTCATTGAGCTTACTTTCTTTATAGAGTTTGTCCCACAATTCATTAAGAGTACTTTGATTTTCGCCAAAATCTACGGCATCCATATCCGCCAGAACAATGTCCTTGTATCGATCCACAACAATACCAACAATACCGCTGTGCATTTTTCTGACATTCCCCTGTGCCTGAGCTGCCCAGAAGCGGGCTTTCTCTACGTCCCATCTTGCAGTCTTCTTAAAATACTGTTCTATTTCCGCACTGTCACCACGGTACCAGATTTTATTTCTGATCACATTTTCGCGAAACGTATGTGGTTCTATGATTGTGACAGTTCTATCTCTTGCCGGTTCTATCTTAAAAAGTCTTGCTATAAAACTTTGAAGTCGGTTCATTCTCTCACCTCTTGTATATCTTGCTCTGATATGGAATCCATCCATACTGTACGGAGTTCACCATATGGTCGTGGCCATCTTCCGGAGTGTTATCTTTATCTTCTTTCCAGCTGTATGTTTCCAATTCACTAATGTATGTCGGACAAGTATCCAAAACATAAAAATTAGGTTCTATGCCTGTAGCATCATCAAAAGCCATCCAGCCAAGCTGTGCGTTGATACGATCAATGATCTCCATTTGCTTCCATGCATCATTGAGTGTGTAGATGCACCCATTTCTGCGTTTATATTTATTCCACTCCTGCATAGTTGCCTGATCAGCACTATCCAGAAACACATTTCTTGCAAGTCCCCATTCTTTCCGATTTCTGTCCAAGAAATCAATCAGATTCTTAACAGTGTCCGATGGAGCTAATGGCATATCTAACTCAGCGTTGCTGTATACTTTTTCGTCCAGGACAATACATTTTCCTTTGTTCGTGATGCCCAAAAACGAAAAGGCAATCGTATCTGGAGATTTTTGAGAGTAAGAAGTATCCACTGCTGCCGAGAACCACATAAAAAACTCTTTTTTCTTTTCTTCCGGTGACTGGACAAATTGTTTCGCCCATTCTTTCGTTCTTACGTGATGTACGCGATCAAAATTACTGAATACCAGACCAGTTGCTTTACCTCTCAGCCCCTCGATCTTGTTTTTCCAGATCTTTGTTCCCTTCGGAGTATTCTGTATGATTCTCTGTTTCTTTTCTTCCGGAAGCCCAGCATTATCATCAAAAGAAAAGAACCAATGGACCCAACCGGGCTTTGGTTCTTCTTTTAGCTCATCTTTAATTTCTCTTGGAGTACTGTCTTCCCATTCAGGAAGAGGTCTGCTGCAGTTTATGTATTCTTTGTATACGTCAAGACCAGGATCATCCGGGTTGAGTGTTGCCATCAGATAATCACATCGCATGGATGCCTCACGCACAAAATCAATATTCGCTGTGTTGACCTCATCGATGTACAGACATCCGTACTGGCCACCCAGTGCATCCTTCCACTTGCTCTTGGTTCCATAGCCAATCACGAAGATAATCTTGTCTCCGGAAGACGTATGAAACAGGATGTGTGGCATCTTGTATTCTCCGGATCCATTGCCTTTGTATTCTGCCAATATTCCGAAATCATCCAAAATGCCAAGGTCTTTGTTGATGATATTCTTTTCTGCAGTTCCGGTGTCATCTGCTGCCAGGATATGCAGTTTCTTTGGTGATTCCGCAACCTTGCACATAAACTTAAAAAGTCCAACTGTCGTTTTGCCGGCTGCAGTCGTGCCTTCAAGGAACTCGACCGGTGCATCGCATCTTAGGAATGCTTTATATTTTTCCGAAAGTACCAGACGTTCAGTGCTCACTATCCACCACCACGCATCTGTTCAAGAATGTCATCCAGTTTCTTCTTCTCATCTTCCAATCCGGAAACCTCCAGTCTGTCCCTAAACATTCCAAGATGGCGTCCAAGAAGCTCCAGTGCTTTTTCTTTATCATTCAATTTCAGTTCTATTCCAAATTTGCCTTCTTTTATTCCGGCAATGGCTTTGATCTGCTGTTCTGATAGTCCCGATGTATCTTTTATGATAACGCATCCGTCTTTTACCTCTGCAAAATCAGTCGCCCTGGCAAAAGCAATGGCTGCCAGCTCTTCCAGAACCCTGTCCTGTGTTATTTCTGTTCGTTTTTGGCGGTCCTGCATCCGTTTCTGTATATAATCCGCAACCTTAACATTTCTTAACATTCTTGCTGCAGCTGCTGCCGCTGTTTCATCCTTCTTTACAGACGGATATGCTACCTTGTAAGCCCTTGTGGCATTAAGATCTATCAGATATTCATCTGCAAATATCTTCTGTTTTTTTGTCACTCAGGTTCACCTTCTTTCTTTTATTCAAAAATACAGTCCTGCCAGCACCATAGTGACAGCCGGTTGCTACCACGCTGAAAGGAGGTGCAAACACTTACATACAGTGAATCCATGCCTAAAGTATGTATGTGCTGGTGCTGTGCACGCTGTATGAAAATTGGCATATAAAAAGGTGTCCGAATTGGACACCTGAACATTTTAAAAGCGGAACTGCTGCCAGCTCCGCACCTTTAAGGAGATTTACTATAAAAAAGTTGCGTGTGTGGATCACGCAATCGGAACAGATGGAATCGGACCACCGACACGCTGGATATAAGCCAGCTGCTCTACCACTGAGCTATGTTCCGGGATGTCCTGATCTGAGCACCACCAGAGACCAGGACGGGGGATTCATCATATCTTATATGCGGAAGATACGTATGAGAAAAGAAAACTGAACGTCTTGGCTATTTCCAATTCGTTCATGATATACTATAACATCTTTGAAGCGGACATATCGGACAAAACGGACAAACTTTAATTTTTTTCAAAAAATCTTTTAAATTCTTTTCTTACACTTTCCTCTGTAGTCTTCCGTCCCATCCGATCTGCTACCTGCTGCCAGGTCATTTCCTCGAAGATCTTGTATTTAATAATCCGCTGCATCCGGAATGGGATTGATATCATCCATACTTCAACCTGCAGTTTCAGTTCTTCCGCTTTCTCTTTCTTCTGTCGCAGGATCTCTTTCTTGTTTCTGAGTCTGATATCGTCTGAATAAGAATATGTCGTTCCCTGTACTTTAAAATGCTGTGGATTGTAAGGGAATTCCGGATTACTTCCAGATACAGTCTCATTTGCTGTGATATTCTTTTTTGATTCGAGTTTACGGATTTCTGCTTCTGCTTCTTTGGTCACCTCGCATGCATCTATGTATTCTTCCAGAATTCTCTTATCCATGATGTCAGCCTCCTCGTTTCCATTCCTTCTTGGTTTTCTTGTCCCGGATACCCGTTATCTCTAAACCCAGCAACCCGGCAGTGTTGTTCAGAACTGTGTATGCATTATAAATATGTGTCGGCATATGTCCTGCTGCCTTGATTGCCTTACCTGATGTTGGATCCGGATAGCCCTCATGATTTTTATATGCCATTCTTCTTCATCTCCTCCAACTTCTTCTCAGCTTCTTCACGAGTGAGGAATACGGTTTCTCCAATAGAATGTGCCATAACAAAACCGAACTCAGTTTCTTTTATATGGTATGATCTCTTTTCATATTCACATGGAATATCTTCTTTACATTTCCACTTTTGATAGCTTTTACAGTCATAATCATAAATACAATCAAAAATCGTACTTAACGTATATACTGTAGTTCCTAATGGTACTGGTAATTTCATTAATAATCCATGTTCTTCTGCTTCTTTGTAAGATTTTAATTCTTCAAGCCATTCCGCAAACTGTTCATGTTCTTCTGCATCTTTAATACAATCAGCTTCGAATCGTTTATTAATTTCTTCATTTCCCAGTGATACCTTAGTAAATTTACCATTCCATCTTTTTCTTTGCGCCATCATCTTTTCATGATTAATTGCTTCTTCGAGTGTTAATCTCTCCATCTACTTCACCTCTCCTGTAATCTCATCAATACACTGGTTCCAACCCTCCACAAAGCCAGCAGCAAACGTATTAGATGGATAGTCTCCATTGTCTTTCTCTGGCAAGTCCATAAGTGAACACCAATCTTGTTTTTTAACCCCGTATAAAGCACCTCTAATTTGTTTAAAAGCACCGTCTTTGTCTATTGTAATAACGCAAAAGAAATAATCGCCAATGATCAAACCAAAAGGGCATCTCATACATGTTCTTGGTGTATCCAACACTAATACTGATTTACTCATCTGACTCCTCCTGCAATAATTCTGGATTGTCGAAAATGTTTCCAACTACTTCCATTTCGCATCTGTCGATATAATATTCTGTCAATGGCATTGGCCAGCAGAATGGTTCGCATCTGCTGATTGCATCTGTCGGAACAACCTCATAATGCCATCCGACAACTTTGTCTACTATGGAGCCGGTTTCAATATTTCTTACACCAAATTCTCCAAATAGCACTTTTACAAGGTCTTTTGGGTTTCCATGGCACATCAAAATGTCATTCTTCCAAATTTTATTACCGTTCTTGTCGCAAAATCCTGCGAACCGGCAGAGTGTTTCTGGATCAATAGGTGGTGCGTATAAAACACCTGATTCAACTGGTTGAATTCGATATTCAAATAAGTTTGACCGTGAATGGTCTATTACCAAACACCCCTCAACCCATTCGCCATTATCAATCCGCTTTGCCTTGAAAAGAATTTCTCTCATTCAACTCCACCACCTTCTAAGATTTTAATAGCATAATCTATAGCTCTGTTCCATTCCAAGTCCTCATCATTGGAAACAACACGAAATCTGTCCATAAGCGATTCCGTAACTTTTTCCGCATCAAATGCTGTCGGCTGCTCGTTAACGCAATCAATAAACTCTTTCTGGTCAGAGCTAATACTTGTGCCAATTTCCCAAATTTTAATGTATTTAATTAATTCGTCTGCATCTATTAATCGCATTTATTCATCCTCCCACACTCCAAACAACCGCATCCTCTCATACAGTACAGCGACGGTCTTGCGCCTGTATCCGTAAAAGTCCTTCGGATTCATCGGGATATATCTTTCTCTGCTGATTTTCCTGTAGCTTTTCCGGTGTAGGATATTTTCGATAACCATATCCGCTATCACCGTGTTTTTCGGGCAAGCTGACAAGGCAGCACTGGAAAGCAGGTATCCGTACTCTGCCGGGAAGTCTTTCAGCATCGTATTCAGTTTTTCTATGTCTTCTGCCGGAATACCGTAGTCTTTCAGCTTCTTATTCCTTGTCAGCATACCGTTCTCCTTTCTAATCGTCTGGGTGGTGCTTATCGTACAGTATGGCGAGCATAATCACTCCCCATGCGCCGACATTAAGTCCGATAAATATGCCACATAATAATGTAATCATGGCTCGTCCTCCTCAACATAATCTTCTGCATATTCATAACTGTCCATATCATCACATTTGCACTGGCAAGAATCATTCTTAGTACAGCAGATGCAGCACTCTGTTTCGCCGTCCGGACACTCTAATTTGCAATATCCCGTTTAGTCCTCCTTATATGGTTCTGGAAGTGGCATCCAGGCAATAACACAGTCTTCATCATCCCATTTTCCATTTTCGATACCGCACATTCCCGTGAATGGTTCTTCCTGTTCGACAAGCTCTCCGTCTAAAGTAGTGATATATGTTCCGTCTTCCGGTAATCTCTCACTGACTGGAATCCAACCATTTTCTTTCTCGTCCTGTTCCAGATCATCCTTAAGCTGTTCTATCATTTCCAGAACATCACTTGCTAAAACCATCTGGTGGTCATCCACAAGTTTCTTCATGAAATCATGATAATCCGATAATCTGTCTCTGATATGGCTCATACTTCCACCTTCAACTTTAACAGCTCTGCAATAGACCATGGTTCCTCGTTATTTCTAATGAACGTGAACATATTGCCAAAAATCTCTTCAGGGACTTTGGCAGTTGCGCAACAGTCCCAAATTCCATTAACCAACAGTGGTTTCTGTCTTGATACATATAGCTCCCCACTATAATGTCTTCCAAGATACTTTGCTCTTCCACCAACGCAGCTCAAAAACATTTTTTCCTTTTTTGAAATTGTCGGCTGTTTAGTATATTTTGAGTTTCCCCATTTTACTGCATTTTTTAAGCAAAACATAACCCCATCGTCTTCTTCGTAAAGCAAACATTGATTTTTACAATCAATATCGCAACAATAGCAAGGTTTCCCTGTTCTTTTAGATACCGCAAATCCAAACCTGCTACATGCGATATTCAGAATTTCATTAGCGTACTTTTCTTTGTTCGTCATACAACCACCTCATTATTTTCTGGCATCTGAAACAGGATTGATTTTCTTACCTCATTTCCATAGCCTTTTAATACAGCAATTCCATGTGCCACACTTTCTTTTGTATCATAGCTTCCTGTGTATGCTGATCCTGCCAACCCACTGCCAATAATTTCACCGGATTTGTAATCCATGTAAGCCTCCTGAATCATATCCAGTACTTTTATGGCTTTTGCTTTGGTGGAATACTCGCCAATATCATAAATAGCTTCACCATTATCAGCGAAAATTCTTAATTCATTATCGCTCACTTCTAGGCTTGATACGTTGTTCATATTGATTAATATGCGTTTATTCTGACTTCTAATTAGCATTTTGTCACCTCTCTCAAATGTTCAACAATCTGTGTCTTGCTCTTCTTACAGTCTGCAAATCTCTCCCAGTCGTCTTCCAGAAGATAATATTCTGTGGTAACGTAATAGCCACCACGTTCTTCTTTCTTCCACCAGTCATCGCCTTTGGCGTGCTCGGTTTCTTTTGCAATAATCATTGAGTTATCAGGAAGCGGATATGAATAATATTTTTCGTTTACTTCCGGCACAACAAGCCATAATTTCCATCCGGTATAGTCCTCCAGAAACTCTTTGCGCCTCTGGTTATTGGTTAAGTCTTTTAATTGCATTCTGCGTCCTCCTCAGTTATTCCATCTGATCTCCAGATAAAATCCAAGCTGTTCTTTTATGCTGTTTATGTAATCAGGCCATGTTGCGAGATCATCTGTCAGATACTCAGCGCCTTTGTCCATACCGTCCATAAACTTCTGGCAGCGCTTCTGTCCGAATCCGAAATAATCATGCAGCACTGCAACACTCAGTATCGTAAAAGTATCCAAGGTCATTGCCTTGATTTGTTCAGATGCTTTATCCAAATCCTTTACTGCCAGTGATGTATGTACTCCGGTGATATTACGGAACTTTACTTCTTTCTCAAGAGCTTCCATCCCCCCCTGACGTACTATCCTGAGAGCAAGATCAAGACCATCTTCACGACCTCGCTCATATTCACGCATCTTGTTCATCCGGCTTTTCTCCTCTTCGCAAGATATTCCAGTTGCCGTACAGTTTCCAGGATCACTGTTGTACACAATTCTGTGTTACTTTTTCGGATCAGCGCCTCTGCTATACCTGTAAGTTCTTTCCAGGCTGCATCATCTTCAACCAGAATATCGTTATACTGTTCATATAAATTTCTTGCTTCTGGGTACAGTTCCCAGAGCTTAGTTAATTCTTGTCCTGTCATAATTCTTCAATCCTGATATAAATCCCTGGTACTTGTGACCAGAACTTTTCTACAATCTCAGATGCCACAAGAGCATCATCCTCCCAGAATCCAACTCTGGTCATGCAATCTTTTAACAACTTCTGCAGATTATCTGTATCAGGTTTTGTGGTTCGGTATGATCCATTGCCATGACTTCCATCATCAGGGAAACACCACTTTGTCATTAAACGAACACCTTTTCGATATGGTTCTTCCGGAACTTCCTTACCAAGATACGCCATCAGTTTCTGTCTGGCCGCTTTCAGTTCCGGCGGATCATAAAATATTGGCTTTCCTTTTACGACTGCAACCTTGTGTTCCTGATGAGTTACTGTCGGAGGAATCATTGCTAAAAAAAATTCAGTCTCCAAAAATTTCAACTCCTTCTTTCTCTGCTCAAGGTATGGTGCCCACCTGAGTGCGGGGTGGGTGGTCGTCGTGCGTGAGCTTGTCGCACGACTACCTACCCCCGCTAGGTGGGGGGTACGCACATACATATATACGTAGTATATAGTTGTGCACGCACCCTTTTGCGCTCTGCACATAACCAGAAAATTATGATTTTGAGCATGTATGCACACAATCGTAAAAATTATAGTTATGCGTACTGTTCACAATTTAGGTTATGTTCAGTCTTGTGCACCCTTTCTTCTGATGTAGGCTTTGCCATCATCACCCATATATTTTTCGAATTTTCTTCTTAATTCTTTCTTCTGCCTCTTGGTTTCTCCAAGCCATGAAAGCAGCTCTCTTGAATTTGTATCAAGTGCTTCTGCCAGCTCTGCGGCCGAAATCTCCCTGCCATCAAACTCAATATTCTGAAATGCAATCTCAAATTCATTCAGCTTACGCTCACGGGTTTTCTGAGCATTCTCTTTCCTTTTTTGTAGCTGCTTTTTCCCACATCGGTTTTTCTGCTTCCAGTTGCAGATCTCTAAGACTTCCAATCTGATCAATACGATGCACCGGATAATCAAACCATAAATTGACCGGTTCAAACTTCGGAAACTCTCTGAGCGTTCCTTCAATTCTCCATGCAGTCTTTGACTTTGCGACAGCCTTTGCTGCTTCTACCTGACGCTCCAAGGCTATCATCTGCCATTTATCTAAGTGTTCCCTGCAGTAATCCATCATCTGTGTACTGCTCAGCAGATCATCCTGTGAAAGGTCATCCTGCCACTTGAAATGAGCATCCAGATAACTTTTGCAAGCTCCACAGACAGCTTTATTCTCTTCCTGTTTCATCAGCGCTTCTGTTGGTTCCAGTTCTATCAGATCCAATAGTGCATCCGGATCACGAGCAAATACACCAGATCCAGAAGCACGGTCCATTGATTTCTTACCGCCCTGACTACCTTTACTATGATGATGACAGTAAATTACGGCACAGCCCAGTTCCGTACATACCTTGTCGAACTGATTACAGAAGTTAGCCATCTGATCCGCACTGTTCTCATCACCGGTAATAACCTTATAGATCGGATCGATAATGATCGCTACATAATCCTTTTTTGCTGCTCTTCTGATCAACTTAGGTGCAAGCTTATCCATTGGTACTGATTTGCCTCGCAAATTCCAGATATCAATGTTCTGAAGGTTCTCCGGCGCAATTCCCATAGATGTATAAACATCTTTAAATCGATGCAGGCAGCTTGCTCTGTCAAGCTCCAGATTGACATACATCACACGACCCTGTGCGCAATGCCACTGTAGCCACTTCCTACCCTCTGCAATGGCAATACACAGTTCTATCTGCAAAAATGACTTACCAGCTTTAGAAGGACCAGCAATAAGCATCTTATGCCCTTTTCTGAGAACTCCCTCAATCAGACATGGTGACAGTTCCGGAAGATTATCCCATACTGATTCCAGTCCTTCTGGTTCCGGAAGATCATCATTTACTCCTTCGATCCACTCATACCACTCATTCCAGGATGCTTTTCCCAGATTGGTATCTACAATGAACTGTTTCTTTTCTCCGCGCTGCACACCAGGCATTCTGGACAATCTGGAAGGGTTCCTGTTCTGTGTATCTACATCAATGCCATTCTTCTGGCAAACCTCATAAAGATAATCCACGCGCTTTCTGTATTCGCTGTAATCTGCAGCATCCACACGCACGATTGCATGAAGACTTTTCTTTCCGGAATACACCAGGCATGCAATAGGAAGCTCCAATTCTCTCAGAATAGCGTTCTGCTGCTCGATATCCATATGATCTGATTCGACCAGTGCGTATCTGTACTCTGTAACATTCTCATTCTTACATCCGTTTCCATCTAATGGATTGAAACGGATCCATGCACCAGCTTTCGGATTATAATCTCCAAATACGGAACCAATATCTCCATTACAACTGTTGAGCTGTTCAATGAGCTGACCGGCAGTACGGTCCCAGGAACCTTTCTGAGGAAGCCAGCATGTACCTTTCTCATCCGTCTTTTCCCAGCTACCAGTCACATATCCTACATTCTCACCTGCTTCAAACAGCGTTTCCAGATATGTGATCAACTGTTCTGCTGGATTCCAGTTTTCAGGCTCATGAATTTCTTTTCCTTCCAGCCAGTTCTTATCTACTACTACACGGTCACTGTCAATCTGAATGCTGTCATTCCAGTCCAGTTCATGTCCTCTTTCAGGTACCCAGCCATGTTCGATTGCCATCTGAACGATAGTTCCACCTGTCACTGGAGAAGAAGACCCAGAGAAGGTTCTCCATTTTCTTTCACATTCTCCGGAATGGTACCTGCTGAAATCTTTCTGACTCCACTGATCCCAGACGCTGATCGGATAGCCTTCCAGCTTCAGTGCCATTCCGACATTCACCCAGTCCTGATAGCTCAGGGAACCAGGATCGATGTATTCAATTATTTCTGCAAGGCTTGTCCTCTGCTCCATGTTTATGCTCCTTTATATTCCTGTGGCACAATATCACTTGGGATTCTCCAACCATTACCGGCAATCCGATCAATCAGGTTCTTCGCTGTTTCAAACTGCCATGTACCTACATGCTGGAAACCTCTTCCTTCCAAAAAACGAATCTGTTTTGGAGTCGTCAGTCCTTCATTTCTTCTTTTCTCTAATCGATCAAGAAATTTCGCCGCTTTACCGGCATTATCTATCTGATCAGGAAGAATACCTAATTTTTCAAGTGTATTTTTCTGCTTATCTGATGGTGGTCCCATCTCCCAGCCAAAAGACGGTACATAACTGGACAGATCTTCTGCCTGAATTGACATCTCGAACTGTAATGGATCCACAAGTTTCTTCTTTCGTCTTTTCATTTCAGCAAGCTGTTTCGCAAGAGATTCTTCACGCTGTGCCACAACATCCTCAGATGCTTTTTTCTCTGCTTCTTCGATGTCAACCGGCATACCGGCTTCTTTTTCCAGATTCTCAGTCATCTTCTGGGCAACTTCTGCATTTTCACAGATCAAGCTCGCCGGATGGCACAACTCATGCCGCTCTGTATGCCAGAGGAAATCCAGCAATAACAGATGATCTTTGCCAGTTTCCGGTGATAATCTGGTACCTCGTCCAACCATTTGACAGTAAAGACTTCTGACCTTTGTTGGCCTGAGAACTACAATGCAGTCAACAGACGGACAATCCCATCCTTCTGTTAAGAGCATCGAGTTACAAAGCACGTTGTACTTTCCTGCATCAAAGTCTTTCAGGATTTCGGCTCTATCTTGGCTATCTCCATTTACTTCTGCAGCACGGAAGCCATTTTCATTCAACAGATCACGAAACTTCTGGCTGGTCTTTACCAGTGGAAGAAATACAACTGTCTTTTTATCCTGACAGTATTTCTTCATTTCTTCTGCAATTCCCTGCAGATATGGATCCAATGCAGTACTGATATCGCTTGCTTTGAAATCTCCCGCTTGCATGGATACACCACTCATATCAATCTTTAATGGAATCGTCAGTGCTTTTATTGGTGACAGATATCCCTCTTTGATTGCTTTCGGAAGTGTATATTCATAAGCAAGAGACTCAAAATATGTACCAAGATTTTTCATATCCCCTCTGTCAGGGGTAGCAGTAACTCCAAGTACATGTGCTCCTGAAAAATGCTGTAAAACTCTTTGATAGCTATCAGAAATACAGTGATGTGCCTCATCTATGATGATCGTATCAAAGTAATCGGACGGAAAACTGTTTAAACGTTTTTCTCTCATGAGGGTCTGTACAGAGCCGACAACTACACGGAACCATGTGCCCTGGCATGAAGATTCTGCTTTTTCTACTGCACATCCAAGTCCTGTTGTTTTTTTCAGCTTGTCAGCTGCCTGATCCAGCAGCTCTCCACGATGAGCAAGTATAAGTACTCTACTGCCCTGGCGAACACAATCTTCTGTAACTTTCGCAAATACTACTGTTTTCCCACATCCTGTGGGAAGGACCAGCAGAGTTTTTAACACCCCGCTGTCCCACTGCTCAAAGATTGCATCTTTTGCTTCCTGCTGATATGGTCTCAGCTCCATTTTTTAAAATCCCCCTGGTGTAAATGCCGGCTTTGATGCTTCTTTTGGATAAAGTTTGTCGATAAAGTTATATTTCTTTGTCGGATCCTTGGTACCCGCTCTCAGGCCAATCTTGGCACGGGCAGTCTTTCCAGGCAGTGCACTCCAATCCATACGGAGTTCTTCACCTTCTTTTTTGAGTCCGACACCACGAAACAGCTCTGACAGTTTCCATTCCAGACTACTGTGTAGCACATAATTTTCACGGATAGTTATCTCTCTGTTTGGTACATGTACGATAAAGTACACGACTGCCATGTTGCATGCCGGAAGTTTTCCATTTCCAGAAGATCTGCTTCTGTCAAATTTCTCAATTGTTACATTGTAATCACCTTCCGGGAGCGGCTCAAACTCCTGAGCATCTTCTTTAATAGTGTCATCCCATCCATATTCTCTTCCTTCTGTTGCCATATCTGTTATCCTCCTTAATTAAACGGTATTACTTCTTTTTCTTTCATCTCTTTGATCTTTCCATAGACCTGCTGCCATGCTCCGATCAAGCAACCATCGATAAAATCCTTATCGTAATCTTTAATCTTCACATCTGCAGGATAGTAGCCTCTTGCAGCTACTACGTTCTGAATATCCCACTCATCTACACGATTGGCTTCCATCAGATCACGCAGTGCTTTAGGGATTTCCGGGTCCTGTGCGGGGAATGGTTTCTTCTCTCCCTGTTTAACCGGCTCATTCAATGGAAGATTCATCTGTTCACCCGCAGTGTAAGTCTGCTGAACCGGTTCTGAGGTAGGTTGTGTTTGTTTCTCTACCTGATATGTAGGCTGTGAGTTGACTTTAGGCTGTTCAGCCGGTTTGTTATCAATGATGTGGGCGATTGATGAGAAACTGAATGGTACCTGTTCCGAAAGGCCATAACGGTTCTTTGCATCCCAGCAGGCATGATGTGACGTGTACATCACACGTTCACCTCCCTGCGCTTTTCTCTTCTGTCCCTTATCATCTACTGCAATGGAAAATGTTTTATAATTTGCAAACAGCAGCATGTCCGCCCATTCTTTAATGAGTGGTGATGTCTGGGAAGATGTTTTCTTTCCAAGTTTCAGCTCCCAGCGATCATAAGCTCCCAGTTCATCCGGCTGTTCAAACTTACGAATCTGAGCATGTGCAGTCAGCACGACATTCACACCAGCTTCGACAACTTCTGAAAGTCTGTTCAGAAAGCGTCCCATTTCTTCCTTTGTATAAACATAACCATTACCATAACCAAAATCTTCAATGCCTGATTTCTGGTGTTTATCACAGATACACTGAATGCACATGGATTCAGCCCAGTCAATGGTATCAATAACTAATGTTTTGCATACATCCGGATGAGACTTTATATACTGAATCTCGTCCAAAAGCATCTGCCAGCTTGTAGGTTTTGGCAGTCTTGCTACATCCATGGAATTCGTACTTCCTTCCGTATCGATGAACACCGGTTCAGGGAACTGGCTGGCAAATGTTGACTTACCAATCCCTTCTGGTCCATAAATAACTACTTTTTTGCACATGGAATCTTACCTCTCGTAATCTCCATTTAAAATGCACCTGCCTTCCATTCTTTCTTTTTAGGTTCTTCCGAAATATCCTGTCCAACCACATATCCATCTTCGATAATGATCGAACATTCATCACCGGTACTTACCCTTGTTGCAATTGCCTGAAGACCTTCTGCCTCCAACCATTCACCAAACTCCTGTAATGACTTCATATCCATCTGTTCCAGCTTGTCCAGAAGCACAAAACCACAATTCGGATTCAGCTTTCTTACAATCGCTGTTGATACCTTTAACCTATCAGAGCCAGACATGTTATCCCACTTCTGCCCTTTGTAGATCAACTCACCTTCTTTAACAGACAATTCCGGAAGCGGAAGCTCTGCCGAATTCAAAAGCTGTGCTTTTTTATCTCTGACATCTTCAAGATCCTTTGTCAGGGAATTGTACTGATCACGATATGTTTTGGCATCGTCTTCGGCCTTTTCCTTGTCAAGGTTTGCCCTTACTTTCCGATTGATTTCTTCAATATTGGAAATATTCTGTTCCAGCTCTTCGGTAGATTCATCATTCAGATTCAATGCGGATTTTCTGGCCGTTTCCAGATCATTTTCTACCTGTTTCTGCTCTGCCAGAAGAGCCGTCATCTGTTCATTGATACGCTGATACTTCTGCTCCAGTTGATGCAACTGCTCACGCTTTCTCTGGTTCTCTCCATTCCTTGCGAGGATTTCTTGCTGTTGCCGGATCAGCTCAGAAGCAGATATAAGATCTTTGGGGGCATCCGCAAAATATGGCTGTTCCTTTGCAAACTTCTCTTTCTGATCCGCAGTACGACCGATATATAAACGTTCTTGGTATAGTTCTTTTTCCTGCTGTTCAAACTGAGCAAGCTGCGGACCAACACCAATAATCTGTAAAAGAATCTTTGCCTTTTCTGTGCCAGAGGCTTCCATAAATTTAGGAAGATCTAATGCAAGCTGTTCCACAAATTCATTCAAGAGCTGCTGTCCTGCCTTCTGTCCATTAGGATCTGTGACCTTTAAGGCGCTATTCTTTCCTTTACGCTCCACAACAAGGCCATTGTTCATTACTATATGTAATGTAGGTGGAATCACGGAACCTTCTCTGGTTGCCTGTGATGGCTTGTAACGTTCTCCACCAAGAGCCCATGCAATGGAATCCAGAACAGAAGTCTTTCCCTGGTTGTTATTTCCACCAATAACAGTGAGGCCATTTGCTTTGGGTTCTACTTTAACTGCTTTGATACGCTTGACGTTTTCAATCTCCAGCTTATTGATCTTCATGCTCATCTTTTAGCCCCCTTTTCCAGCTCTTCATCTGACATGAATCCTGTTTTGATGCACTTACGAAGAAAATCATCCGTTACTTTTTCTCCATATTTTTTGCTTACACCACTTCGAAATGCTTTGATTACTAATGTCATATCTGTCATAATTTCTGCGAGGTTTCCCATCATCTGTACGCTACCATTTTCTGTTTTAATCATTGACTTTTCCTTTCTACCCTCATACAATGAAAGGGTGATAAACTATTATTATCTTTTGGGTCCTCCTGAGTTGCAGCTCTGAGGATCCTTTTTAGTTACACATTCCATACATGCCACCGTTTGGCTATGTACGCTACACCAATCAGTGCCAGTGCTCCGGCAAGCTGGTCAGTTGTATTGTTCCAGCTCCATACCGGAAGATAACTTGCACATCCCCCGATCAGGATGGAATCAATTAAATCTCTCATGTTAATGCCTCCAATATCTCACTTTCCGGAAACTTCAATCTGATAAACAATTTTCTGAGCTCCGGATAAGTAAATTTCTCTGGATACAATTTCTTCTCTCTGTATGTTCTCACTGCCATTCCTGTAGCAGTTGCCATCTGGGCATCAGATACCCTTTCTGCTTCCATCCTCTTCAAGATGTTCCCTTTGAGAAGAACATATTTCTTCTCTTCGGTTGTATACCGTATTGCCATCTCAACTCACCTCCTTACGCTGATTCCTTGTTGTCTGAATCAGTTGCAAATAAGTAATCTAGTGTCTTGTCTGGGAAAACTCTCTTTTTTATTGCGACCATTTCACAAAGTTTAAATTCTGTTACCCCTCTTAGTTTTAATTTCAGGGATTCGTAATTTATACCAGAGAGTTCAGCCAGTTTTTTAATGGTAAGTTTGGCTCTTCCCATTTCTGCATTTAGATTGTAAAACATTGTTCCTCCCTTCCGTTACCCTGTGGGGTAACTCTGATTATAGATTATACGCTGTAGGGTAATTTGTCAACCCCCAAAATGCATTTTCTTACTTTGCAGGGTAATTTTTTACTTTACAAAGTTTCATTTCTATGTATAATAGGAATTAACAGGAGGTACTCGATATGTCATTTACAGATAAATTAGATGCATTAATGGCTGAAAAAGGAATCAACAAATCGGTTCTTTCTAAAGAAGCCGGTATCCCGTATACAACGATTGCTGGTTTTTATTCAAAGGGCACCGATAATGTAAAATTATCTACATTAAAAAAGCTATCTGCTTATTTAGGGTGTAGTATAGATTATTTGGCTGACGATTCTTCAGATGATAAGCCGCTCACTATAGCAGCCCACTTCGATGGTGATGAATATACAGAAGATGAACTGGATGAGATTCGCCAGTTTGCAGAATTTGTTAAGAATAAAAGAAAATAGTGAGGAAATCAAATGAGTTTAGTTGATATTTTTAGCAAAAAACCCAAAATTGAAAACACATCTTTACAACACATTCTTCCAAGAATGAAGGAATGGAAAAAAGATACTGTCTGTGTATCTACAAATAGGAACTGTTCTTTATGTGGAAAATACAATCTGATGAGATATTCATTTTACGGATGGAATAAAAAATATCAGAGATTACCAGAACTCTTATATCTAAAAAAATGTCCTAAATGTAATTGTTATATTGGCATGACCATAGATATACTTCATTCTAAATAAAATAATTATTCAATGCACTTGAGTAGGAGATGCTTCTATGACTTACGAAGAATTACAAGACCATGCCTACATGGACGGTATAGATGTGGTAGAACGTCCTTTTAAAAGTAACAATATCAAAGGTTTATATTGCAATGGTGTTGTTGCCGTGAACAAAGACATCGAAACGCAAAAAGAAAAATCTTGCGTGCTTGCCGAAGAGATTGGACATGATCGCACCAGCTCCGGTGATATTCTGGACCAGACCGACATTATGAACCGTAAGCAGGAATATCGCGCACGGTTCTACGGATACAATCTAAAGATTGGATTAACCGGTCTGATCAGAGCATACGAAGCCGGATGCAGGAACCTATATGAGATGGCAGAGTTTCTGGATGCTACAGAAGAATACCTGAGAGAAGCTATACAGTGTTACAGGTCTAAGTATGGAATATGTACCGCTGTTGACAATTATATAATATATTTTGAACCATTTGCAGTGATGAAATTTGTTGCTGTCGAATGAATACATGGACTTTACTATTGATCAGATATCCAGAATGACCGGATATCACCAAAAATTAATAGAATTGAAAATACATAATTAGGAGGATTGTTTATTGTCTACAGATTTTTCAAAAGAAGATGTCATCCAAAACAAAAAACAAGCTATAAAAAAGTTAAATTCTATGTTAGAAGGATTTATTAATGACCCTAGCGGACAACGTTTAAAAAAAGCCAACTTGCTTTCCTACTGGATTAAAGATTATGTCAGAATGCTTAGCTTTGAAGAAACTTTTGACCCTAAAAAAAATATTGCTTATAAACGCGGTGATATTGTAAAACTGAATTTCGGATTCAATATTGGAAGTGAATACGGTGGATTACATTATGCCATTGTTATAAATAATAAAAATCCCCATAGTTCTTCTGTGGTTACAGTCATACCTTTAACTTCGCAAAAAAACAATAATTCTACTCATCCAAATGACGTAGAACTCGGAAATGAACTATACCGTAATTTAAAATTAAAATATGACACTATTGCACAGCAAGTTCAGGCTGAAGAAGAAGAAATCTCCAAAACGCTTGGTTTATTTGATACTTTAATGAAAGCTGTTGATGAGAATTTATCTGTACCAGATAATTCTCCAAAATCTTCTGATGCGACAAAAGCAGCCAGAACATATTTGGAAATCGCTAAAGACTTAAAAAATGAATGGGAAAAGAAATCAGAACAAAACAAATTGAAAACTATACAGTTAAATAAAATCAAAGCTGAAATCGAGCAAATGAAAACTGGTAGTATTGCATTAGTAGATCAAATCACAACAATTAGTAAGATAAGAATTTATGATCCTCGAAATGCATATGGCGTATTATCAGGGATTCGGTTATCTCCAGAATCACTTGATAAAATAAATAATAAAATAAAAGAATTATTTATTTTCTAGTATTTTTTCTTGACTGCGGTAATAATCTAATATATAATATAAATGCTGTCAGAGAGTTGTATCTCTAACAACAGAGCCTATAGGGCATAAAAGAAGACAGATTTATATTATGTGAAGGTCTCGCAGTAATGCGAGGCCTTTTACGTTTATTTCTGAAAAAGGTAGAATACATACTATTATCAACAACTATATTATCTATTTTAAACCATTTGCAGTGATGAAAATGATTGCTGCTAAATGATAAAAAACAATATTAAGGAGGAATTCTTTATGAAAACATGGAAACTTGTATCAGGGATTTTGTCAATCGTATTATTTATTATGGTTGCATTTCAATCCTGCGCCGTAGGAATCGGCAATACTCTTGGTGAGACCGGAGAAGTCGGTGGTTCCGCTGGTATCATTGTTGCAATCATGCTTTTAGCGGGAGGAATTGTATCTATTGCAACACGTAAAGGCGGCAAGGGCGGCAATATTGCTCTTATTGTCCTTTTCGGCATCGGTGCGTTATTAGGGTATGGATTAGCTGGAAGTTATTCAGATTTGTACATATGGGCCACCTGGTGCTTAATCAACGTAATCTTAGCAATCGTATCACTTGTAAAAAATAAATAAAAACAATAAAAAGCCGGTCCAATGCTACCAACACTGAACCGGCTCATATCTCCGAAGAGATGCTCATTTTGCAAGAATATTGTATCATCTTCGGAAGCAGCGCACAACCAGAACGTTTGTGTGGCTGTTATTTTTGTACCCAAAATCAAAAATCAATTAAGGAAGGTGATATTATGGGTACAGCCAAGAAACTCCCCTCTGGCTCCTGGAGGTGTCAGGTACTATCTCACACAGAAGAATATACCAAACCTGATGGAACTATAGGAAAAAGAAAAATCAGAAAATCTTTTACATGTGATGATCCCTCTAAAAGAGGTAAGCGGATCTGTGAGCAGATGGCCGCTGAATGGGCCGCCAGTAAAGAGAATCGCTCTCCTGTTGCTGAATCGCTTACGTTCGGAGAAGCTCTGGAAGATTATATATCCTCACGAGAAAATATCTTATCTCCATGCACAATCAGAGATTACAGGGGAACTCAGCGAAATTACATTCAATCACTCATGGAAATAAAGATTAATGCTATCACTCAGGAAGATATTCAAAAGGCAATCAACCTTGAGGCTGTCAAATTATCCCCTAAAACCGTTCGTAACATCCACGGCTTAGTATCTGCCGTATTACGGGTATACAGGCCGTCCATGGCACTGAATACGGCCTTGCCAAAGAAAAAACGTATTCAATTATACATACCTTCTGATGAAGAAGTAAAAATTCTTATGAATGCTGTAGAAGGAACAGAACTGGAAATCCCTGTTCTGCTTGCTGCCTTTGGTCCAATGAGGCGCGGCGAGATCTGTGCCCTGGAACAATCAGATATAAACGGTAATATTGTTCATGTAAGTAAAAACATGGTCCGCACAATTGACAATCAATGGATCATCAAAGCACCGAAATCTTTTGCAGGTGACCGATACATAGATTTTCCAGACGATGTTATTGAAAGACTACCAAAACGTCCAGGAAGAATCGTTGACCTGAATCCCGGACAGCTTACTGACAAATTCGAAAAATGTTTGAAGAAATGCAATCTTCCTCATTTTCGTTTCCATGATCTCAGGCACTACTCAGCTTCTATTCTTCATGCTCTGGGAATTCCGGATGTTTATATCATGCAGCGAGGTGGATGGGGAAATGACGGAACACTTAAAGCTGTTTACAGACATGCTCTGTCGGACAAAGCACAGGAAATGAATAAGCTTGCAAATGAGCATTTTGAAGATTTGTTATCTGGTGGTTCTCACGAGGGTTCTCACAAAAAGAAAAAGCCTTGA